TACAATACATGCATATTGTAAAGCAGCTGTAAAAACTAGAAGAGAAGTATTTAGTAAAAAAACAGATTATCCTGAATTACTTAAAGTAATTCCTTTAATGAATTTAGCAAAAGGAGCTCAAAAAATAATAGACCCTTTAAAAAAGCACCCTGTTTTTAGATGCATTAGTGAAGCACATGGACGTGGTTTAACTATATCAGAACATTGGAACAGCACAGAGGCTCCTTTAGAATCTTATAAACCTTATAACAATCATCAAATAATGGATATTAAAAAAGCTTACGAAGAGTGGAAAAAAGAAAATTTTATTCAAGATTATAATGATATGATAGATAACTTTAATAAAAATAAAAACCCCCACATCATAGACGCTTTGATAGTAGATGAAGCTCAAGATAGTAATGTTCCTCAATTAACAGCTATTGAAAAAATGTCAGAGCATATTAAGGACGGTCATTTATATTTTGTAGGTGATCCTAATCAAACTATTTTTAAATTTTCTGGATCTAATCCAGAGTTGTTTGAAACATTAGCTAGGACTCCTTATGTAGAATTAGAAGAGGGGTTTAGATGTAGTGAAGCTATAAATGAATATTGTAAAAGAATAATAAAACCTATTTGGGATCACTATGATTATAAAAGAGTTTGGACTCCAACAGAAGTAAAAGGCAGTGTAAGTATGTTACCAAATTTACAAGGCTCTCAAGAATTAAGTAATTTATTAAATAAAATAAATAATAGCGATGAGTCTTTTTTATTTACTTTTAGAGCAGAAAAATCAAAACAATGGTTAATACCTTTTTTACATAAATATGGTTTTAAATATTCTCTTGTGGGCGGTTATCAAAAAGTATCTGATGCAGAACTTAATTCTCATTATTCTTGGCCTCTATTCTTAAAAGGTGTACCTCAATCTTTAGATCAAATTAAAGCTTATTGGAAACACATGGACAAAGAATTTAAATTAAAAGATTCTAGAATTTTTAAAAAAATGATTAATAGAGATTATACATTTCAAGAGTTTGTTAATTTAGGTTATTTGTCTTCCTCTATTGCTGCCACTACAGACTTTTACAATGTTTGTAAGAAAGTAAAAGGAGAGATAGCTCAGTTAAAATTTAGAGAGAAGATCATGTACATTAGAAGCGTAATTAATAACAACAACTTAAACCAAAAAGCTAAGATAGAATATGGTAATTTTCATACAGTGAAGGGTATTACTAGAGATAATGTCATCATAGATCTATCGATTACAAGGCCTGAGCCCTATTTTGAGCAGCTTTATCTAGCATATGTAGGGTGTAGCAGGGGTAGGAATGATTTATGGGTTTTAAGGACACAAACAGGAAGGGAGCTAGGAAGAAAAAATGAGTACGTACGATAAACAAATTGCGGGATCTCACTATAAAAAGTTTGCGATTCAGCCAAGTAAGTTTGTAAATGACAACAAGTTGCTTTTTGCGGAAGGCAATGCTATAAAATATATATGTAGGCATTCTCAAAAAAATGGGAAAGAAGATCTTGAGAAAGCTATGCATTATATAGAAATGATAATAGAGAGAGATTATAAATAATGTGCGCTGTACCAGAGATTGAAGATCTTGATTTAAAAGGAATAGACACTGTTGCCATTGACTTAGAAACTTATGATCCAGACTTAAAGAAAAAAGGATCTGGAGCTGTAATAAAAAATGGTTTTGTTACTGGCATAGCAGTAGCTACACATAAACAAACTTTATACTTTCCAATACAACATGCGATGACATCTAATTTAGATCCAAAAGAAACTTGGTTTAAGTTAAACAATTTAATTTTTCAAAATGAAAAGATAAAAAAAGTATTTCACAACGCAATGTACGATGTATGTTGGATAAGATCTGCAACAGGAAAAATGCCTAAAGGACCTTTACTAGATACTATGATCGCAGCGTCAGTTATTGATGAGAATAGAATGAAATATTCTTTAGATGCAGTTAGTAAAGATTATTTACAAGATACAAAATATAAATGGGATTTGACAGAACGATCTTTGTCTGATCATGGAATAAAAGATCCTATGTCTAATATGCATAAACTTCCATACAGTTTAGTAAAAGACTACGCTGAACAAGATGTTAGTTTAACTTTAAGACTATGGAATGTTTTTGAAAAAAAATTAAAAGAAATTATATACGAAGAGAAACAAAAAAGCTTGCAAAATATTTTTGATTTAGAAACAAAATTATTCCCTTGTTTGGTTGACATGAAATTTAAAGGAGTTAGAATAGATGTCGAAAAAGCCAATGAATTCAAGGGGTTTTTGATTCGTAGAAAAAATAAAATAACAAAAATTATAAAAAATAAAACGGGGATAGACATACAGCTTTGGGCAGCGTCTTCCATTAAAGAGTTGTTACATTTTTTAAAAGTAGATGATTACAAAAAAACAAAAGATAGACAGAAAGAATTAAAAGATAAAAAAGGCAATGTAATTCGTGATAAAAACGGTAAACCTCAAACACAAATAATAAAATCTATAACTCCTAAATTACCAAAAGATTATTTAATAAGACACAAAGAACCTTTATTAAGAATGGTAGCAAAAGCTAGAGAAGCAGATAAAAATTTAAATACTTTTGTAGAAGGTCTATTAAGTTATGTGCATGAAGGTAGAATACATGCAGATATAAATCAAATTAGATCTGATCAAGGTGGTACAGTTACAGGGAGATTTTCTATGTCCAACCCTAATTTACAACAGATTCCGTCAAAAGGATTTTTTGGTAGAAAAATGAGAGAAATGTTTTTACCTGAAGAGGACCACAAGTGGGGTAGTTTTGATTACTCGCAACAAGAACCACGGATTGTTGTACATTATGCAATTAAAATTTTAAAAAGCGATCCAGATTTATTACAGGAAGATGTACCTGAAAAAATTAAAAACCCATACTATACAGATATAATAGATAGTATTTCTAAAATTGAAAAGTCTTATCAAGAAGATTCAGATTCTGACTTTCACTCTACAATAGCAAAGATGGCAAATATTTCTAGAACACAAGCTAAAACTATTAGCTTAGGTATGTTTTATGGAATGGGTAAATTTAAATTACAAGCTGAATTAGGGTTAGACAGAATTGAAGCTCAAGATCTTTTTAAAAGATATCATTCTTATGTTCCTTTTGTAAAAAAATTATCAGATGATTTAATAGCTTTTGCTAAATTACAAGGACTTCTTTTTACTTTAGGTGATAGATTTTGTAGGTTTGAAAAGTGGGAAACCACTAATAAAAGATGGAACAACGAAATACGTAAATTTGATACTGTTCCTATTCTTACCTATGATCAAGCTTTAGTAGCTTATAAAGCCGAACTTGTAGATGAAGATAGAGATCCTGATCCAGAACTAAATGACTTTCATCATTATTACACACCAGCTTTTACTTACAAAGCTTTAAATAAATTAATTCAAGGATCAGCTGCTGACATGACAAAACAGGCCATGGTAGATTTATATGAGAAGGGCATTTTACCTCACATACAGATTCATGATGAATTGTGTATTTCTGTAAAAAATGATACAGATGCAGAATTGATTAAAAAAACTATGGAAGAAGCCATTCCTTTATTAATTAAAAACAAAGTAAGTTATAAAAACGGTATTAATTGGGGACAGGCTAAATGATTAAGAAGTTAAAACAAAAATGGGAGATATGGTCACTTTACTATAGACAAGAAATCGTATGGTTTATTGTAGGTTTTGTAATAGGGGCAATATTATTATAATGAATTATGGCTTATCTAAACGCGAATATTCCGGTAACATATGCTCAAATTAAAAGAGAGTATTTATATGATTGTAAAAAACATCATGGTGAAGTCGAAGACTGTATTATTTTTGGTATGTCGGCTCTTACTGGCCGTGCCATCCTTTTTCATTGTATTATGGAAAATGGAGCTGTCTACTATCGTCTACCGATATCTGCGTTCATTCAACGAGGCTATGACCCGAAAGATGTTCCTGGATATAGACTTGATGAGCTGGAGCTATGGAATTCTTTTAGTTACTATCCTGCTGTTACTTGCTGGGACATCTTAGACGCACAATCAGGAAAATAC